CTTGAAACTGCAACAATCGACTACACTGATGGTGATCTGGCAATCACGATTGCAGACGGTGGTGGTATTACAGCGGCGGCGGGTATCACTTCTACCGCAGCAGCAAACACCCTTGGCGCCACATCTTTCAACGATGCCAACATTACTAATGTCGGTGACATCGCTTTGGATAGCATTTCGGCAGACGGCACGGACATCAATGTTGCAGTGAGCGATAACTCGGCAACAGCGTTGACGATTAAGCAGGGCAGTGACGCCTACCTTATTGTCGATACAGCCGATGGTAGCGAATCTGTTTCAGTTGGTACTGGAATTAGCGGTACTGCGATTACTCTTGGTCATTCAACGTCAGAAACTACAGTAGCGGACAACTTGACTGTTACGGGTGACACTACCAGCAGCAACGGGTTTATTGGTTTTGCTAACGGCCAAAACGCCACACTTAAAGTCGCGGCAACTGGCTCGGGTACTGATGGTCGAGACCTCACAATTGAGGCTGGGTCGGCTCCTGCAGGAGCTACAAACCAAAACGGTGGTGATCTACTATTAAAGTCCGGTGATGGTGACGGAAACGGCACGTCAATAATGACTTTCGCTACGAAAACAGCAGCAGCAGATACTGCCGCAGAGCGTATGCGTATCGGCACAAATGGTAATGTCGTCGTCAACGGCTCCACAGCGCACGCTGCTTCTTTGACTATTGACGGTGCTTCAGCTTCGATTGCACTGAAAGAAATGGCGAATGCTCCTGCGGACACGGCTGCTTTTGGTCAGTTGTGGGTGAAAAACACAACACCGGCTGAGCTATATTTTACAACGGATGCCGGTAACGACATTCAGCTTACATCGGGTACGTCTGCTGCTGGTGGTGGATCAGTTACTGCTAATGACGCAAGTTTAATCTTGGCTACACGCATTTTTTCATAGGAATATAAAATGGCTACTTTTTCACGCGCATGTTTGTCTCCAGGTGGCACCGAAGGTGATGGCATTGGTATTGTCGTTAACGGTACAACTGAGACTGATATTCATGAGTGCAATACGACGACTACTACGATTTACCACGAAGTTCATTTGTGGGCGACAAACATTGGAACCAGTGCCCATACGTTGAAGCTTCTTGTAGGTGGCGCCGATGGTGCGGGTGCTGCGGTTGCTCAGCAGAAAAACTACATCATTCAGCCAAACGAAACACTTTATGTCGCGCCTGGATTTACACTTAGGGGCGCTTCAACCAACGTTGAGATTCAGGCTGTTTTGGTTTCAAATACAAATAACGAAGTCATTATTCATGGCCACGTAAACGTCATTGACCAGAGTTAATAATGGGACGTAATCTCGCACCTGGAAATTTTAGCCACACCAGTACAGGCAAAGCAACTCATGCTACGCTTGGGTGGCGACGTTTTCGTTTGCTCGATTCTGATGTCATTACAGAACAAAACGATCCTGTCATTCTTTCTTCTATTGTTGAAAATGCAAACTCGACCGTAGTGACCTACAACAAGACGCACAATACAACACATGCCTCAACTTCTCCGATAGCTGCGGGAGACATCTTTGCGAAGCCGCTGCGGGACGCTGAAGGTCGATTGGTTAGTTTTGCTGATCCGTTTACGCTTCGTATTCGCCTTGAGTTAATCAGCATGACTGGCGACTACAGGGCCACCACAGGTACGGACAAAGCTAAGCCTCAGATATTAATTGGTGTTTGTGCAAACGCATCTGATTTTGATGCAACAACAAACAAGCACATGGCGTTTGGGTGGAGAAATAAAGCCGAGTCGTCATCAAGTCAGGCGATTGATCATACACCAGTGCTTTTAAAACTTGCTCACACACAAAATGATGGTGATGGTCATTTGATCACAAACTTGGCTGGTAGCTACGATACGGGAACCAACCTTTACGAAGGTCAAATTATTGTCGGTCCTGATACAGACATTTCCGACAACGCAGCGATTCTTTGCCAAGGGTATCACGACTCTGGTGACGACTTCTCTAAGGCCAACGTAGCGTATCAGCTTACTAGACTTGATGACGTAGACAACAACTGCGGCGCGGGTCAGGTTTATCTATTCATTGCAATCGCCGATACGAATGCACTTAACAACGGAAGCAGTACCGATTGTGTAATGACGATTCGGTTTAGCTACATGCTTGATGCTGATCCGGTAAACGGTTGGGGTACAAGCTGATGAGTCGTGTTCCAGGTAACTTTACGCATCAGCACATTGGTCGCCGAAAAAGTAACATTGAAGGCTGGCGTGACTTCGACCCACTTCATCCAGAAGCGGCAGTGTATGGGGATGGTACAAGCCACGCACTTACACAGCTTGATGGTAATGTAACGGTTAATGCAAATCGTGAGATCGTAGCTACATTTAAGGACGTAATATCAGCCCATGCTGGCGACCTGCCAGGAGCCGATGTCTACTCTATTCCGTTGAGAAATAAAGACGGTACACCGGTTACTTTTGCAGACTCGTTCACCCTTAGAACGCAGATTGAATTGATCTCGACAAGTGGTGATATCGGCGCTGATGGCCAAAACAAAACGCGACCGTTTTTTGGTCTTGGTTTTGGTCAACATGCAGATGTTGGCGATAGCACTAACCACTATATTGCTAACGGTTATTGGTTAGGAGACTTTGCTACGGGCTCGGGTGTTCGGATCGTTAAGTTCAAGACAACTGCCGCAGACACCCACAGCACTGTCCTTGCTAACGATAGTGGGAATCGAACCGACAACCTCAAACACATGACGGTTGATTACTTCGTTGGCCCCTGCATTGGTGCTACAGAAACAGATGACGACAATGTCATTGCGATCACTTGGGTCGGTCAAAACGCAAGCGGTAGCCTTACAAGAAACTCCCAAGCTCAGATGGGCGAGTTTGAGATGAACAATGCTAATGGCTACATTGATGTTGATACTCAAGTTTATCTATATGCATTCTTTGGCTCACAAAACTCAACCAATGGTAGTAACGACCCTGCGGTAGTTACTTGCCGATTGCGTTACTTGTTAAACGCAAACGTAGGAAAAGCAGGAACAGGTGCAGCATGACACAAGATGATTGCGAAAACTCAAACTCAAAGATTCATGTGCAGACTGAAAACTTTGAATCTGTCGGTCCATCCGGCACGGTGCAATACGATCTTGTCGGACTGCATGGTGAAATAGATAAAACTATTTGGGATACTGCTTTAACTTCTGCCGACAACGCTCTTGTTTTGCTACAATGGCTTGAGTCAAAAAGACCATAAGGAGACACCATGGCAACTTTGAAATCAAAACTCTCATCTCGTAAGTTTATTGCGGCTTTTTGTGGGGCGTTGTTTCCTCCTATCCTTGCCTACATTGGTCAAGACATTGAACTTGGAGAAGCCTTGCAGCTTTCTGCTGCTGTGATTGTTTCTTACATTTTTGGTCAAGGATATGTAGATGCAGCCGAGAAAAAAGCTGTAGCCTCAACACCTGAAGAATAGGATTGTAAAATGCCAGGATTGACACCAGAAGATGAAGAATTTTTGGAACGGGCTAAAGCAAGCGGGGTTACCGAGGCTGGTAAGCTTGCCATTTTGCTGAAGCAAGATCAAATGAAGCGGAGAACACAAGCTCCACTTCCAGATGCAAAGATTCCAGATCTTGAGAAGATAGGTACTGAACCCAAACAAGAACAATCAGAAACAAAACAAAAGTAGTAAATGGCCACGTCGATTACAAAATTTGAAGATGCGTTTGACTATAAGATAGTCCGTGAAACGGTTTGTAATAATACAGCCGTTGTTAACGTAAATTCTGAGCCTGGATCGATTTACTCAATCTCTCTGACAAACTCAACGAGCAGTGCTGCCTACTTTAAGTTTTTTGACCTTGCAAAAGTGACTATGGGTCAATCAGTTGCTACTTTGGTTTTTCGTGTTGATGCCAGTACAACCACTGTGTACAACATTCCAGATGGTTATCCATTTAACAACATTAGCTTTGCTTGCACGTTGAATCAAAATCCAATTGATAACACTGCATTGACAGCAAATAATGGTGCAACAGTCGATGTAAAGATCGTTTGTTCTTGAGGTAACAATGTCAACCGCAACATCCACATCATCGATTACTGAAATTGGTGGAAAGTACGTTCTTGATCGATCTTGTACAGGCGGTTCTGGAGCAACCACGAATATAACTGGCGGTGCTGGCAGTATTTTTATGATTCAAATCAACAATGAGGCGAATTCAACACCCGTCTATTTGAAGATTCGTGACAATGCTACGGCTACACCGGCTACAACAACTGCAAATGGAGCAGGCACTCCTCATTTTACTTTTAGGGCTCCAGCGTACAAAAAGATTACCTACTCAATACCAGGCGGTGCTGCTTTTAGTGCTGGGTTGTCTATGTGGTGTGTTACTGGTGCTATTGTTGGAAGTCAATCAGATCCAGCAAGCGATGTAATCGTAAAGATAATTGCATCTTAACAATGAGTGGAATTTTAAAAATGGAACCAGTCAGCTTAACCGTAATCGCCGTTATAGCTTCACTGAGCGTCGGCTTTGGCGCTGGCTGGGGCCTGAAGCCTGATGCCGGTGTAAAAGCGATTGAGGCGCAAACTGAGGCCATTAAAGAACTAAATAGTGGCAATCAAGAGCTTGTTTCTCAAGTTCAGAAAGTTGCAATCACTGATGCGGATCGTGAAGCTTCTATTGCAGATAAACTCACTGACATGCCACCACCTTGTATTAAGGATGTTGGTGGAGACCCCATGTCCTTGCAGTGTATGTGGGCATTGTGCATTCGCACTGGTGAAACAGATAAGCAACGATGTGAGCCGTCTAAGTTGACGGATAAGCTACTCGGGTCTTATAGTTGTATTGAGCCCCAGTAGTCGAGGTTATCATGGAACTTAAGGATTTGGCGGTACCTGGACTAACTGTAGTTTTTGCTGCGGGTGTTTCATTTGCTTCTTTTGAGTCTGCTGCTTCTGATGTTGAGGAGGTTGACCGTCGCGTTGAGATCCTTGAATCCAAAGCGGGGAAGCAAGAGGTGGTTGATGTCAAGATTGAAGGCATTGAAAGCCGTCTTGAAAAGATGGAAGATATTGTTCAAAAACTTTTGGACAACCAGCAAAAACAAGCCATTAACATTGCCCAAATCTGCCAAGCCACAAACGCAGAATGTAGCTCGTAACATGAGACCATTTCTTCTTGATTATGTGGCCTCTCTTGGCCATACCGTTTTCGAGTCAGGTGAATACAACCTGAATATTATCGGCATTCGTAACCGTAATCACAAAGCCAACAGCTTTGATGACCGCATGTGCGTGGTATTCAAAGACGAACAGGGATGGATTACCCGTACATGGGAATGTACAACTGAGCCTGGAAAATATTGGCTTGAGAATCCCACTCGCGTCGAAGGAACTGCTATTCTTGTACCTGGTCAATATCGATCTGTTTGGAAGATTGATAAGCACAAGGGACAGTATGACGCGCTCTGCCAAAGGAACGGTACGGTCAAGACTTACCGGGACGGCAATAAAGACGACGTTATTGATCTTGATGTACAGTCTATTACTGAAGGCTATTATGGCATCAATATCCACAAAGCTGGATCAGCGTCGACGCAGGTAGACAAGTGGTCTGCTGGGTGTCAGGTGTTTAGTCACAGCAAAGATTTCGAAGAGTTCATGAGCATTTGCTACGCAGCCAGAAACAAATGGGGCAATGCCTTTAGCTATACTCTGATCGATGAACCGGAGTTTTAATGGAAGCCCTGGTAGACACATTGCTATCAGGGGGCCACTTAGGCGTTTTCGCGGCGTTCTTGGTGTATCAGTTCATGGCCATGCAGAAACGTCTTGATAAGCTGGTAGAGGGCTTTCAAGAACAACTGGATGAAATCCGTAAAGAGTATGAGGCTCGCTCTGAAAAAATGCGTGAGCGTTACGATCGGGTCATCCAAGAGTATCGAGATACAAATGACAGTCAGTCTAAAGACTTTTTGATCACTCGTACCAAAGTACACAACGACATTGTGACTAAGCTCGACCGCTTACTGGAAAAAAAGTAACCCATCCAAGTCGTGACACCTGGATGGGTAAGTTTGAATCCACAAGTTTTATTTTAAGTTTGGACCATCCAAACCTAATGTAGAACAACACCAATAAAGGTGGATCAATCATCATTTAACAGATAACACTTGTTATGTAAACTCAACCCCCCACCCGGTAGGAATCGCCCATTTCAGCCCCCGAAATGGGATTAGGCGACGTGGGTGGGGGGTCAAGTGGATGATTAGACTTTCTTCGCTGGTGCAACGCCTTGGGTGGGCGCGATTGCATCATTGAGCATGTCCAAAACCTTCATTAGACCTTCTGGTGGTCCGTCGTCGCGAGCCAATACTTTTACGTCATACTTGGCACTGTTGTCGCTACTACGGCTGTTTTCGCTGTGGTTAGCAACTGAACCATGCACAGTCACTTCGCAAGAGAACAGACCAGCGTTGTACTTGGCCTTAGCTGTAAGGTCAGCCTTGCTATCGGAAGTGGTCTTGCTCGATGTCGATGACTTTACTTCCATCGTGAAACGTACTTCAGCTTCTTTGACTGAGAGTGCTGGTGTATTGATAATGGCGAGCAGTGGGACTTGTAGATCCACTTTCTCCATCGTGGTGTTTCCGGCAGCATCTTGAACTGGCTTGTTAAAACCAAAGTCCACGGTACGGGCAGACAAGTTGCCTTTGCCATCATCATTTAGTCCGACATCTTTGATGAAATCGCTGGATGCCTTAGCAAGCAGTGTTTGTGCGTTACACGCAGCTTTAAGCGGACCACCAATGAGTTGTTCCATTGGAAGGCCACCAAACTGTGATGACATTTGTACGAGGCCGGAATCTGCCATGATGCTCTCCTATGGAAGCAGTTTAATGAGTTGATCGTCGATTCTTGCATAACCTTCTGGTGGCTCACTGCCCTTGAAGATCAGCTTGAGTTTAGCAGCATTGCTCTCTTTTTGAAACCAAGAGTTGTTTGCGCAAGGGCGAACCATCAGCTTGCCTTTC